GTCCCATGATTAGGGTGGTAGCCCGAAAGCTACCCCCGCCACTTACGTGGCGGACCTAACTGTTTGTGACTTAACCAAGCCACATCCATACCCACTTCGTTACGACTGAGTGGGAGTCAGTGTACCAACCAGGGAGCTCGGTCTCATCCTGCAGTGATGCAGGGTGAGCATAGACATCCTTGGTTTCTAAGGCTCTCGGGATAAAATCCCAAGAGCTAGATACATCGTTAGAGAACGCGGACTTACCAAGCTGTTTTCTAAACAGCTCTTCCCAATTAGGAAGTTGCCTCCGTTTCGATTCGGAGATACAGGTAAGGACACGATATTCAAAACGCTGAAGGTCTTTGTTAAACCTTCGGCGAAAGAATGCCTCATTACTAGCGCGAAAACAACAACGAACAGTCGCTGGAAGCGACAGTTCTGTTCTCGGGTAGATGTAGCCTTGAGACGTCTCAATTACTGAGATTAAGTCTCTTGCTCCGGTATACCCAAACTTGTCAATACAAAGATTGATCAAGTCAGCGTTAGTTACGATGGAGGTACGTGACTCAGCAAAGACTTTTCGAACTCTGATAGGGGTAACGTCCACACCTCTGTGGAAGTCTCCCCCGCAGGATTCTCGAAAAGGACCTTGCCGATAGGACTTATTAGCGTTGACCTTTAAGCCAACGATTTCGAGTCCTCTCGTTATGCGTTCGTAGGAACTACTAACGCATACGATATCGTCACCGTACACGTGAACGTCACCATCAGCTTTTCTGAAAGCTAGTTCACGTCCAGCTACGGTACCCAGGCCAATGCCTGGGATAGGAAGCTGTTGTGTAGCCTGCGCACATGCCCAAAAGCATAGCGCTTCAACTGGGAAGCAACAAGAACTGCCCATAGGGGCAAACTTGTTGAGCTTCACGACCTCACCATTAGGTAGAATCGTCTCCTCAGAGCGACAAGCTTCGAGGGCCTTGACCCAGCGAGGAGGGAAAACCCTCCGAACCAGTTCAAGGGAAACACGATCCGACGCATCTGCTAAATCGAGAGTGGCAACGTTAAGGCCTTTTGAGCCAGCGCATGCCAACTTTCGATTAACAGTCTGATCAGAAAAGTTAATCTGACCAGAGGTGAGAGGGTGGGTCTCGATGGTCTTATAGAGTTTTCGCATGATCCCCTGCTGTATGAACATCATCTCAGCAGGTTCACATGAAATCACTCTTGGACCACGAGAGTCCTTTGGGACGAGACAAACTCGTGCCCTAGGGACCGACTGTGGTATACTATTCTCTAAGCGCTCCAATTCATCGACAAGATGAGTAGGATTGTAAAAGAAATAGTCAGAGTATGGATAAGCGTCATCAAGTTTCTCATAGAAGATGAGTCCTCGATGGTGCTTCTTCCAATTAGGAGTACGGCAAGCGGTTGCGCCGCCGCCGTGAGAGGGAACAATATCGAGAGGGTCCGAATCAGAAAGGACCCGACCGATAATGCGCCCCATCTGGGAAATAACTGCGTCGCGATAATTGTCGACGCCGTTAAACACAGATAGCAGATCGCCATCAATCTTTCGAAAGTTGGCGAGAAACTGCTCTCTCTTCTCTTCACCATAGTCTACCTCCAGCTTATAGAAAACGTACGCCAACTGGCGAACGCAATCTACGGCAACAGAATCACCCTTCAAGGCCGCTTCGACAGCGTCGCCGAGGAAAAGTGGTATATCCCAGACCTCCGGGCCATAGAGCTCAGAGGGGGATACCTCATCCTCGACTTCTCTTGCTATCCCGAATCCGGGAGGGCAAGTCCATACATATGTTGCATGGAAGCTGTCTAGAGCTTTACCTAACATAGGTAGAGTCTCGGTCAAGAAGGTCAATCCCTCGTTGACAAGCCTTTTGTCAAACTCCCGAATATCGGCAGTATGAACATAGGGCTCATAGCGTTGGTTATTCGCTAGGTTGGTCCAAAACAGACCAAGGCTTTTCAGGTTACCAATTAACATTGGACACCTCCGAGAAGCATCCCTAAAGCGAGAGCCAAGATACAAACACTCAAATCACACCTAACAGTGGGAACATGAGTCGCTATTTATCCCACAACGAGTTAAACCTCGTTGTTAAGGATAGCAGTCACGTTCGCGTTCGTTCCGCCTTCGATCAGGAAATCGACAAGTCGATTCACCTCTTCGATGCAGATCGCGACAGTAATTGCCGTGTTAGGTGGGCGTACGATCACAACATACGTTGAGACCGTCGCAGCGACACCATATGCGTCGACCTCAGTTCGGTCGAGACGCACAAGATGTCGCTGTTCACCGCCCTTTCCTGTCTCATGAGAGACAGTGAGTTTTTTCTCGCTGGGTAAAGTAAGCCCAGCGACAGAAAACTCGGAGCGCCCCAGATCGGCGGCACGAAGGGCATAAACAGCCAAATTCGTGTCGACGTCTGTTGCGGTATCCTTTGAAAGGGACTGAGTGGTACCTAGCGCCATAGTGGAGCTCCTCCCTCTAGATCGAGGGTTGATAAGCGGTCGTCTCACGACGATCGGAATAGAGTGTATTGCTACACTGATAACGTCTACGGCACTATCCTTCAATCGAGATAGTGACGGTATGCAGGATTTCAACCTGACATATGGGAAACAAGAGCATCTTTTTAGCGCTTGAGACCCAAGACGGTGGCCAGACTGACCAAGAGGGCAGACTGGTTAAACGTGGGCGTCCTCCATCCTAATCCCGTTAACACGGAATAATCCGGATAGATAGGCATACGATGGAAATAAGTTTCCTGGTATGCCGCCGCCCCCGAGCGTGGAAAAGGTACAAATCCGGTCAAATGATCGGAGTAACTTGACCACTCGATATTCAGTGTCTCCTTGTATTGGAGAAATCCATCAACAAGGAGTATCGGCAACTCCAGTGCATCAATCTTAAAACGCTCTAACAAATTACCAACGCCGAAGAACCAATCGACGACGAAGGTAAATGGTAAGGCGTCCCAGATGATGCGAGGATTCAATTCGAAACCTAGAACATCTAGGTAGCTTCGAATTGCTTTATCGAGAGATCCCATTACAGCCAATGGCTGCGGCTTGTAGGCGATGAAAGCATCGACCCTACGAGTGACAGTGGCCTTGTATGTAACAAGAGCACTACCGGGAATTCGATAAGTTGCTAATACAGCATCCGACGTCTTCAAGCAGTTAGTAGAAGCTTGTAAAGTCTTCCCTAATTCCGCTTGAAACGCAGCTAGCTTCTCCTTCAGTCGAAGCACACCCTGAGTTGCTGCTCGAATGTCGCCCACAGTGGGCTTCCATCCGAACTTGTAATTCAAGTGTGCTCCCGCCAGGTTCTTCGCGAGCGAAGTACTCTTTTTCCATAATTTGAACAAACTCTTAACGTCATCAATTTCCGCAAGGAAATTGGGAACGGAGAGCGTTGTTAGATCTGGCCGAAGGCGGTCAAATGCCGCATTCATATAGGTCAGACCGGAAGCTCCCAAATGGGAGCTACCAAAATTGCCTCCTAAGGCAGTCTTGGCTAATCCAATTATGGTATCCTTGATGTCACAACATACCCGGTGGTGATTCTGGTAGTATAACCACTCCCAGTCAGGATTGGGCACTGTATTTAAACAGTAGAACCCTCCCTGGCCCCCGGAATAGTTGAAGATGTTCTTAGTGTGATGACACATATTAGCTTTTGCAAATTTATTGCTACGGCTAGTAGTGTAAACAATCTTCTCATGTTTCGAACCAACGACATAAGCAGGAATAGAATCATCTTGCTTAAGCACGTGGGACACAACGTCGTAGGCCTTCTGATGAAGACCACTGACGACAACATCAAAGAAGATCCTTTCCTTGATCTTAGGAGATCCAAGGATAGGTTGCATAGAACACCTCCAAGGTGAGTAATTTCGAATGTTTACTGGGCCTCTCGGCCTGAAAGGTCTCCCTCCGTCTCGCGACGGGGGG